CCTGAGCCTCCGCCAAATGCATCCCGGTTGACACTAGGATTTCCTTGGTTAAGCTCAGCTCGTCCCGACCTTGGGTCGGGCGCTGTTCGTTTAAATGACCTTGATCAGCGCACTCCATTTCCTTCAGCCGCTCCACTCGAAGTATTTCATTCGGTGGGCAAACCGGGATCTTTTTAGGGATTTCCGGTAGCGGTTTGGAGTCGTGAAGCCTTTCGTGAGCGCTCTTTAAAACAGAGATTGCATCCTCTGTCACCTTAAAGAAAGGTGGTGACTCGCTTACGTCGTTGCGCTTTGGTTCTGGCACAATTGGTTGGACAATAGGCAGTGCTTGTGCTTGTTCAACTTTCCTAACCATTTTGCTAGACTCGGTTGCGCCTTCCCCTCGGGTACTCCAGAGGCCTGATTCATAGTCATCGACCATATCAGCCCACTGGCGGGATTTCTTCTGCACAATCTTCCTGTCATCATCAATACCTAATCCGGCATATCTGTTTGTAGAAGCATAGTACATAGTTTCCTCGGCATACTCCATTTCCTCCCATCCATAAAAGCCTTCCGAATCAGGATCCGGATTGTGCTCATCTTCATAGTCGGCCATTTGGGCAGTATGCTTGCGCTCCAAGTTTCGTTGTAAATTTTCCCACTCGCGGTTTGACATGCGAATGGGTCTTCCTTCAGCATCCGTGGGAGTTGGCATTAAATCACCAGCCTCCTGTTGGGTTAAAGAGGGCACCTTCCTAAGAGCCGTCAAAAGCTGAACTGAGGTAGCTCGGTTCCAGTTTCCGTCGAAGCCACCTAAATGGACTCCGACAACTGTTCCCATGCTTGTCAGCAATGGCGTGCCTGAGGCACCCCCCGCGTCAGGGGTTGATGCCGAATGATGCAGTGACCAAGGAGAAATTCCACTTCGTCTCACAACGCCAGTAGAAACATAAAGAATGTCACCAAGATAAGAGTAGACACGAATGCCTGAACCTCTTCCCGGGGCACAACGAATGATAGATACACCAATCGTAGCCCAGGCCGCATCTGGAGCCTCTAAAGCGACCAGATCAAGATCATAGTGCGCCGCAGCAAAGCGGACGTTCCACGAGCCGAAAATTTCCGAACCTTTAGTCTGGTCATTTCCGACAATTGCGAGCCTTACACCCGACTTAAGCTTGAGTAAAACATGCCCAGAGGTCAGGAGGTATGACTTCTTGCCCAAAGATATCCGACAGCCCATACCAACGACCATCCCATTAGCCACAGCGCGGATAGCTACTATCCCTTTCGGGAGTTTGTTATCTCGCACGGGTTCGAAACGTGAGCCAACAATAGCACTTTCTTGCGTCTTAGAATGTCGCGACGAAGAAAGAGCTGTAATTGCCCCGATGGTTTCACCCGAGAGCAAAACCTGAACGGGCCCCTCTTTAGTCTCAGCTGTTACGCTAATTTCATTTGGAGTGACTTGCAGTTTTCCTGGAACGATTGTTGTTGGTTTGGGAAGGGGAATAGCCACCGCATAAAAGTAGCGCCTACTCACCCAGTTGAACAAAACAATGAACATTACTGTGAGGGATAAACATATGCTTGTTAGCCATATGAATAAACGAGTCTCTTCACGGATATAGGACCTATACCCCGCTACTACCCACAGCATCCAGTATCGTGCAAATAGCTTAAC